TTATGGTTGCTGATATACCAGAATCAACAAAACTTTGACTTGTTGTAGAAATAAGTGTTGTGCTATAAGTTTGAACAACTTGAATAATCCCACCATTGGCACCACTTGGCAGACCACCGACAGGAACGATTGAATTGACTTTAAGTTGGCTCATTGTAGTATCTCCATTGCCATCATTGATGAAACTGCTCTATATGTGTATGCTGCGTCCCCATCCGCAACTGGTCTATTAAAATAAACAACGTAACTTCCGCTTTGATAACAAAAAAATTGTAATTTGTAAGTTATTGCAGAGGTTGTATTGTGGCTATCATCTATCATTTCAAAAAAACTCGCAGCATTTGAATCAACACCTGAATACCAAATGTCATAAGTATTACCTAATGAACTTTGGGTTCTACTACCATCAGCATCACCGACCCAACCAGTAGGAACTGTAACTGTACCGCCTACACTTCTAACAAGCCTCGCACCAGTATGATTTGTTCTATTAACAAAATTTACCATTGCTTTTACTAAAATTTTACTGCTTGTGCTACTGGGAGTAATAGTCACATTAAAACCTGACACATCTTGCCAAGTAGTAGTGGTTGCAAGTGATTTAGTATCAGTAATTTTAGTTTCTACAATTTGCCCAATTCTTGTAAGGTTATTACCAGACGTATCTTGTAGTGTATTAACTTTTAATGTACTCATGGTTTGGGATATTTAGCTTTTACAGCAGCAACGTGATCTTTCCATGTAGTCGTTCCATTAACAGCATCTTTATACATCATGTCCAACTGATCTCCTATAGAAGCATAAATAGTGTCTGTTGTTCTAGCTTCGCCTGTTCTTTGACGTTGGTATAAAGTTGCAGCAGCCTCATTGTTTAACGTGGTTCGTGCAGCATCTACAAGGGATTGATCTAAAGTTACAGGATTACCGCTCGCGTCAAAAGCACCTGCTGAATCATCAATAGAAACTACCGTTCCAGCGTATGCTTTATAAATTGCTTCGTGATCTAAGGCCATAATCAGTTTTTAATTAGATTATACACGGAAGTAATCATGCTGACACCTCCATCAAAGTTATACTTGATGGTGTTATATAATCATTTGTAGTTCCACTACTATGTGCATTAAAATATATTGTACTTGAACCATCACTTTTCATTTGTAATTTATAAGTTGTAGCACTTGTAGTGGAAGGGGAATCAAAAAATACTACTGCTCTACCCTCATTCTGGTTTTGATTATTGCTGTTATAGACACTTATACCACTATTACTACCTGATGGACTTCCTATCTCAGTTGAACCTCTTAACAATCGTGAGAAAAAAGTATAATCTGATTTTTGTATTGTCATAGTCATCAAAATCAATACTTTACTGGTACTAGACGTAGGTGTTATTGTTGCTGACATGTCAGTTACATCAACATAACTTGTTGAACTTGTTGATTGAACTGTAGTTTTATTTGAGCTAATAACTTGAATTACACCACCACCACCGCCTGTTGGTACACCAGCTACTGGGATAATACTGTTGACTTTTAATGTGCTCATAATTTAAACGACTGTCCAGGTTTCACCAGCACCAACTGTAACTGTTACCCCTGATTGTATAGTAATCGGACCAAAGCTGCCAGCATTTTGTCCATTAGTAATAGTATAACTCTGAGTTACTGTTTGGTCGTTTTCCCAAAAAATATTGTCACTTCCAGCACCTTGAGCACCTGCTCCAGCAGCAGCCCAACTTAACGTTCCAGATGCGTCAGATACAAGAGCATAACCAGAGACAGAAGCATCGGTAGCTGGCAGAGTCCATACAACATTAGAAGAAACTGTAGCTGGTGCTTGAAACCCTACATAATTGCTACTATCAGCATCAGCAAAACGTAAATCACTTTGAGCTTGTAATGTTATACCACTCGAATCCATTATTAATCTTTCTGTGCCACTGGAAGAAAATCCCATGACATTTGCAGATTTTCTAAATAGTCCTAAATCTGTATCTGTATCAAAACTTATTGCAGGAGCAGAGGCAGTTCCACCGTCATCAGCAAGAAAAGCACCTGTCATTGTGCCACCAGCCTTAGACAATAAACCTAAGTTAGCTTGATCTATATTTCCTATTTCAGTAAACGCACCATTACTTGAATTTCTTATTTTCAAAATATTTGTAGTGGTATTAAGAAAAGGCATACCAGCTACGCATTGACTTGAAGCTAAATCAGATGATTTTGAATTACTTGATTGAATCGCAGCAAAAACAGCATTTAAATCTGTTCTTACATTCGCTCCAGAAGCATTTTCAATAGTGTAATTAGTTACGTCAGCCACAATTAAATACTATTTTTCTCCATGTTAACCTCCTTTACCAAAACCAACAGCACTGTAGGTAAAGTTCCTATCAATACTAGCATTACTTGAGTTTTTAAAGTGAACTGTAAAGCCAGTTCCTGATATACTACTAAGTTCAAAATAATCTCCCGATGCCATATTCTGTGGAGAGATATTAACAGAAGGTAAAAAACTATTTAGATTACCTAAACCAGAAGTTCCAACAAAAAATGGTGCTGTAAATGTAACTGCTTTTGCTCCTGCTCCAGATGCAATAACAGATGATTGTTCAGTTCTTGATGGCATTGTTGCTGTATATCCTGCTTGCTGTAGATTCATGTTCTGTGCTGTATCTGCTGTGTCTATAGTGATTCTGAACTGGAATCCTCTCCCTTTAAATGTTCCATTAGCAAAATCATTGAAGGATGTATATGTTGGAGAACTTGAAGGATTATCGGTTGTGGTGCGTACAGCCATCTTTGCGTTTACGTCATTTGCAATAGTTCCATCAAAGTCTGTCCAGGTGTCTATATTATCTGTTCTATTATCAAACTGATCTCCTGTATAAAATCCAACTCCTTGAAAATGTCTTTTTAAGACAAGTGAGAATGTACCACCAAGATCAAGAGTATCTACAAAATCATAAGTGCCACTAGCATTTGCTGTTGGATCTGTAAGTTTCAATCCACCAAGAGTAGAGTCAAAAGTAAGATTTGATTTTGTTCCATTATATGGTGTTCCATCTGTATCTTCTCGATCAGTTTTGACAGTAATTGAGTCTAAAATATCAACAATAGATAAAGCTACACTTGTTGCATTAGCACTAAATCTACCGCCATCATCTTGAAATTTAAGAAGATAAGTTCCAGCTAAAGCTGGTGCAATTACTTCAGTTGCATTACCAGATACAGCTTCAATAACATCTTGTGCTGATTGGAATGTAGCTGCACCACCTGTTTGATTTGTATGTCTTACATAAACACGACCACCATGTAAAACATCTATAGCAGTTGCTTGTGTAAATCTTAATCTTACAAACTGTTCATTAATAGGCTCAATAGTAAGTCCAGAAACATCTTCTGGTAATGCTGTTTTACCTTGAGCTACAAACGTTGTTTCTGTAAAATTAGATGATAAAACTAATCCTGCATTATATGAAAAAACTTGAATTGTATAAGTTCCTTTTACAGTATCTAAAAGTTCAAAATCACTACTAAATACAACTTGAGAAACGTAGTTACCATTTTCTAGTTTGTAATTAACTAAATACTGAGTTACACCTTGAACTGGTTGCCAATCAACTATGAGTTTACTTCTGGCAATACTATTTATAACTACTGTCTGCTCTGTAACTGTTAAGTTGCTAGGAGGAGATGCAGGAGCATTTAATATTGATATAGTTCTTGTAGGTAAGGCAGTTCCATTTTCAATAAATGCATATTTACCTTCAACATAAGATAAAGCTGAAATCGTGTAATTTATATCATCCTCTTCTGCAACTTGAATAACTCTAAACAACTGAGTTTGCAAAGTTGTACTAGATATTAGATAGGGTGCATTTACATTTGGTGCAGAAGAAAAAGCAGAACTTACTGTTAAAACTGCTCCTGTAATATCAGATATAGTCTTGGATTCAACTGACCCATCAGATAAAATTACACTGATAGTTGGATTATCATTTAAGGCTGGTAAAGTTGTTTGTGCTTCTGCATCAATAGTAATAGTAGTAGTTGTTGCAGCCACTACACGACCACCCCTTCTAGCTCCTGCTCTTACTGGATCGTTTATTTCAATAACAGAACCAGGTCTTACAACAATTCCTGCATCTATTGAAGTTGAAAATGTAACTGTTT